GTCTTTCGGAGGCTTCACTTCGCTTCCGCGAACTGGAGCAGGTCTTACCTCAGGGACTTTCTCGTCCGCTGATGGTACGATTCTACTGTCCGTGTCCTCTTCCTACGGGAAGAGGGTCCGACGCAGTATCCGTTTGACGCAGTCGAAAATTTCGACGGATCCGTTGAACACCAATTTCAATGTACGCAACTCGGCCAGCTGGTTTGTGGTCTGTGATGCGCCATTGAATGGGTTCTCGGTCGCCGAGCTGAAGACAGGCGGGGATGTTCTCACCGCTTATCTCACAGCTTCGACTGGAGCAAGGTGGACCCAGCTTCTGGGTGGAGAGAGCTAATTGACACGACCATAGTGGTCGCGTTAATAGCATCTTTCCCGGCAGCTCTAGCGATATGGCTGAGGAAGGACCAACTCCCGAATGGGGGCGGCCTTGAAAAGCCTGATCGCGTTCATGCAGGTGGTTCTCACAGACGTGGGAACCAGATGCGACACAAGCACCACTCGCGATGGAAAAACCATCACGAGACGTTACGAACACGAGGGGATGTCGTTTTTGACGATATCTCTACCCCGTTTCTGTTCAGACTTCGAAAGAAGTCTGGACCAGGGACGGGTAACTCACGACCTATTCACAGGATTTTCGTGGACAGGCGGTCTCCCGAGATTACTCTCAGGTTTCCTTGAGCTTGTGTTCGATCGAAGTAGTGGTATACTACTCGATGTACCTTCAATAGCAGCTATCCAAGGGATCAGGCAGATAACTCTCCTGTACCAGAAGATAGAGCTGCCCTGTACTCGAGAGAGACAGGTAGCAGCGCTAGAGAAGTATGTTGAGACTGAGAAGGACGTTACACTGTATGACTCTCTACTCTGCTCTGAACCTAATAGGATCAGTGACTTTGAGAGAGTAGCCCGCTTGCTTTGGGATGATTTCTTCACCAGCGTAGATTTTAGTATCTACGCAAATGGAGTCTCTCCCAAACACGGACCCGGTGCCACCGCTGATAAACTTCGCGGCAACGCGAAGTATAATCAGTTCGAGTGGACGCACAGGTTGGAATGGGTCTTGCCGAGATGGCAATACCTTATTCCATCCGAGTCCTTCCTTCAACGGTTGGACGGCGTTAATGTCCTCGATCCTGAGGATGAGAGGCCCGTAAAGGTCATTCTCGTCCCCAAGACGCTCAAAACCCCACGTATCATAGCTGTTGAACCTACTTGTATGCAGTACATGCAGCAAGGGGTTCTCGCTACGATCATGGAAGAGATGTCTCGCCATGACAACACGAGACATTTCGTCTGCTCCAAATCTCAAAAGCCAAATCAACGGCTCGCGAGAAAGGGCTCCTCTTTTGGAACTCTTGCCACACTCGATTTGAGTGAGGCTTCGGATCGGGTTTCGAAGCGGCATGTAGATCTCCTCATTTCGCGATTTCTCACCTTACAAGGTGTGGTCGACGCAACAAGGAGCTCAAAGGCTGCTGTACCTGGCCATGGTATTATACCGTTGGCCAAGTTCGCGTCCATGGGATCGGCTCTTTGCTTTCCCTTTGAAGCTTTGGTCTTTGCGACCGTCGTCTTCTTAGGAATAGAAAAAGAGTCTAGTATACCCCTCACCAAGGAGAGTGTTCGTTCCTTCTTTGGTAAGGTGCGCGTCTACGGGGATGACATTATTGTCCCTGTAGAATTTGTGAAGAGTGTCACGGCAGAACTCGAAGCTTTTGGCTTCAAGATCAATACCAAAAAGTCTTTCTGGACAGGTAAGTTCAGAGAGTCTTGCGGTAAAGAGTACTACGACGGCCACGATGTTTCAATCGCGCGCGTTCGTAGAACCCTGCCAACTGACACACGTCACGCAGATAGGCTAGTATCCACTATCGAAC